CCTCAATTCAAATCCTAGAAGATGGCGACCGTAATGTGGTTGCTAAACTTGTAGGTAAATTAGATACAAGTAATGTATCTTTATCAACACTATTAGATCCAGCAACACTAGCAGCAGTTAATGCTTCAACAATGAATCCACAACAAGCAACTACTTTAGCTATAGAGACAGTTACTTTTGATATTCAAGATGGATTAGTTCTTGGGTTATTCTGGGATGCTGATGTAGATGTACCTATCTGGTACTTCTCAGGTCGTGATAAGATGAACATGGAATTTACTACATTCTTGCAAAACAATGCAGGTACTGGTAAAACAGGTAAAATCTTATATAATACGGATGGTTGGACTTCAGGTACTTTGTACTTTACAATGGTAATTCAATGTATTAAACAGTGGTCTTAATACCTAACTAGTTTATCATGATTACTACACAAACAAAAGTAAAAGAAATGTCTATATCTGCTGTAATTACTAGAGCAGACGGGACTGTTGAGGACTTGGGTGCTATTCAATACTGGCACTCAAATCCCATTAAACGTATTATTTGGAGAATTAAAACATGGCTACAGTCTTAGTTAATACTGGTAAGGCAATTGTAACTAATTACTTAGCTGGCGGAGCTGCTACACAACCTAAGTATATTGGTTGGGGAACAGGTGCTGGTACAGCTGCTATTACAGATACAACCTTATTTACAGAGAACGGATCTAGAACAACTGGTACAACTACACAAGTTACAACAACTACCACAAACGATACCTTCCAAGTAGTAGGCACTTTAACAGCTGGTTCTGGTTTGACCATTACTAATGCTGGTACTTTTGATGCTGTCTCTTCTGGTAACTTGTTTGTTAAAGGTGACTTCACTGGTTTAGCTTTAGCTAGTGGTGACTCAATTCAGTTTACTATTAAAACTCAATTTAGTTAATGGCACTTAATGGTACCGATATTAATAGAGTTGCAATTAATGATGGTGACAATGTAACTTTACAGCCATCGTTAACTGCAAGCTCTACTAGTACAAGTCTGTTTGTCAAAGGACTTGGTAAGTTCATATCTGTTGTTCAAGCAAGCACTGCGCTTATAGTTAAGAGTATTTCTACAACTAAGAGTGCAGTATCTACTTCTACTAGTAGTATCACTAGAACTGTAGGTAAGCTTCTTACAACCCTTTCTACAAGTTTAGCTACCTTTGCTAAAAGCTTGTCTAAAATAATGAGTGCTACAAGCACCTCTGTTGTTACTTTCGTTAAAGCCTTAAGTCTTACTTTAACAGTAGTAGAAACAGTTATTGCTTCATTGTCAAAAATAGCAAATCATTACTTGACTTTATTAGCAAATTCTGGTATAATAGTATCTATAATTAAAACTATTAATAGTATTATTACTACTATAAGTACTAATACAGTTAGTATAATAAAACAAGTTAATAAGATATTAACTAATACAGTAACAAGTATAGTTACTATAATTACAGCTTCTTTTTATTATAAAGTTTTATCTGTAGTTTCAACTGTAACAACCACTCTAGATAAGTTAATATTAAAGCTTCTTAAAGCTACATCGAGTGTCACAGCAATACTAGCTAAGGTTAGACTTGTGACGTTAAGTGTAGTATCTAATGTTCTAGCAGTCCTAATACCAAACTTCATATACTTTGTAGGTCTTCTTAGCAAGATCTATATTTATGCTGAAGATAGACGTAGGTCTGTTAGTCTTACAAAATTCCGTAAAATCGTTGTAGACAAAGTAAGAACTGTCTTCATTACTAAGGATGATCTAGTATGAGTGGTAACTTCTCATATAAATTAACTACTGAGAATGAGCTCTTTACATTCGACTTTAGTCCAATTTTAACAGCCGTTGAAACTATATCAACAGCAACATGCACAGTTCAAGTTCGAGATGGTTCTGATCCTAACCCTAATGCTATTAAGGTTGGGACTCCTGCTATTGATGGTCCTCTTGTAGTTCAACGTATCTACGCAGGTATCAATGGAGTTATCTATCGTCTTGAGATGACTGTAACAACAAGCCTAACTAATACCTATACCTTAGTTGGTGATGTAGCCGTGTTCTTACCTATCGAGGTATAAACGTGAGCTATACCCCACGCTATGATCATGGAGACTGGATTGCAGATTGTGATATCTGTGGTCGCAAGTACAAAGCAAGTCAGTTAATCAAACGCTGGGATGGGTTGATGTGTTGTGAGGATGACTGGGAAATCCGTCAACCACAAGACTTTGTTCGAGGAGTGGCAGATACTCAGATTGCTCCTTGGCTTCGCCCTGAACCTACAGATAGTTTTGTTAGACTATATGATAACAATAAACTAGTCAATGGCTATTCACCAAATACTTACATTCTAGGATAACCCTATGTCTCGTCCCTTATTTACTAATAATGCTGCTACTACTCTAGCAGAACCAATTACTCCATTAAGTACTGTTCTTCAAGTCACTGCTGGCACTGGTGGGTATTTCCCACAGCCTAGTGTTGGTGATTACTTTATGTTGACACTAGTACAGGCTAATAACCCGTCAGTCTCAGAGATTGTAATATGTATTGGTAGGTCAGGTGATATCCTTACTGTTGTTCGTGGACAAGAAGGTACTTCTCCACAGACATTTAATCTTAGTGATAATGTAGAACTACGCATTACTGCAGGCAGTTTAAATCTATTTGCTATTGGTGGTGGCGGTGGTGGTACTGCTTCAGGTACTTCAATAGCTGAGTTTACTGCAACAGCAGGTCAAACAGTATTTACTCTTCCTTGGTCTTACACTCAAGGTATAGACAACTTAGCTATCTTTGTCAATGGTAGTAAACAAATACTTAATGTTAACTTTGTAGAAACCTCTTCTACATCTTTTACAATGGCTTCTGGTTTAAATGTAGGTGACCTTGTAGAAGCTATTTATAATTTACCTTTATCTGGTGGTGTTATTAACTCAGATAATGTTACTTATAATCAAGGTAGCACAGGTGCTGTAAACCAAACTGTTCAAGATAAATTACAAGAGTATGTGTCTGTAGAAGACTTTGGTGCAGTTGGTGATGGAACTACAGATGATTTAGCAGCATTTAACTTAGCAACAACTTATGCAGCAAGTTCGGGTGCTAAATTAGTACTAAGCTCTAGTACTTATGTTATAAGTGGTGAATGGATTATTCCGTCAAATGTAACTATTGAGGGTTATAATCCTTTAGGCGCAAACCCTGGTTCAATAAAACAAGCTATAATTAAATGGAAAACAGGTGTATCAGGTACGGGTAAAGCTGTTATTCGATGCTCTACTTTAGCAGTAGGGACTACGCCTAGCACGGCTATATCATCCTCTGTTATTCGAGGCATTAAAGTAGACGCTACAGGTTGCGACTATGGTATCTATTGCGCTTACTTTACAAATGAATCAGCACTTGAAAACATTGATGTAGTAGGAGCAACATTAGCTAACATATCAATACATAAATCTTGGTTTGCTCGATATAGAGATTTAACTGCATACTCAGGAGTAAATGCGGGGATTGTTTTTTCTTACGCTTTATCAGGCGAAGCAGGTGATTTAGCAGTTAACGCTTGCGACGTTCAGAACATAAGAGCGCACTCTAATGGTACAGGTAATACATACAATAAAACATCTAACCCTTCAGGTGGCGCAGGTATAGTTATAGGGTTAACATTTAGATCATCAAACATAGGCGTTGTTCAATCTGAAAATAATAGCGGTCCTGGTGTATACGCAATTCCAAGTTATGTAACTAATATTGGGTCTATGTACTTAGAAAGTAATTGTACTTCAGATACAGGCGATAATAGAGCATTGTATATAGACTCATCAGGAAATGCTACGCCTTGGAATATTAACGCACTATATTTAGCTTCTAATCAGCGTATATATTCTGAAATTACAATTACAATTCAAGCATTAAATAGACCTGATAACATTAATAGCTTTGTATCAGGAACAGCTACGTTAAATGTTTTAACGTCTAATTTAAGTTCATTTGCAGCTACTGATTGGACTTATGTAGCCAGCGCACCTGTTATGGTGGCTCAATTTAATAATGTTAACATTAGATACACCGCATCTTTTGCAAACGCTTATTTTTATATATCTGAAGATGTACCTTTTCCATACTATGTTGTAGTGCCTAGGGCTACAGCTACACTAGCTAACAATTTTGTATTGACTATTGCCCCAGCAACTACACTTGTTACTAATGACACTAGAACAATAGGTACTGCTTTTGTTCAAGGTACGCCCATAACTAGCCGAGGCGTAAGTCAGTCTTTCGGTGCGTATAAATTAAATGTGGGAGGCACTCCGCCAAGTACTGACACCTATGTTGATATTTATGTTTACTATACAAAAGTAGGTTTTGGTAAGGTGCATCCATAAATGGCTAATATGAAGTTTGCAAATAATGCTAATACTACACTAGCATCTAGCTTAACAGCTATAGCTACTTCTATGAGTGTTACATCTGCAACTAACTTTCCAGTTCTTACTGGTGCTGAATACTTTTACTGTACTCTTACTGACGTTGCTACTCAGACTGTTATTGAAATTGTAAAAGTAACTGCTACTTCTGGAACTACTTGGACTATTGCTCGTGGACAGGATGGGACAACAGGTACTGCCTTTGCTGCAGGAGATGTAATCTCTCTTCGTTTAGTTAGAGCTAGTCTTGATGACTTTCCTAAGTTAGATGAAGTTAATACATTTACTAGTGCTCAGACAGCTAACTCTTGGATACCATCTAGTGCTACAGTACCTACTAATGGTATGTATCTACCTGCTGCTAATAGTGTAGGTTTTGCTGCTAATAGTACAGAACGTATGCGTATTGATTCTTCAGGAGTAGGTATTGGTACTACTAATACAGCATCTGCTCTTTTTGTATCAGCAAATACAGCAACAGGTGGTGTACCTGGAATTAATTTAGAAAATAGTCAAAACTTTGAAGCAGCTAATTTTCTTAATTACAAAACAGAATTAATATTTAGGGGTGATAAACAAAATAGATATAGTTCTACTGGAGCTATATTAGGTCCTTTAGCTTCTATAGCTACTAAATATTCAAATGCAACACTTATTGCAGATAGTCAACAAGGTGCAGGTGCTCTAGTATTTAGCACTCGTGCTGCAACTGCAACAACGTCTTCAGATACTTTAACTGAAGCAATGCGAATTCATTCAACTGGCGGTGTATCAATAGGTAATACCACAGACCCTGGTGCTACTAACTTAAGTGTGACTGGATCAATAAAAACTGCTACGTGGAATGGCGCAACAATTGGAACTGGCTATGGCGGCACAGGATTGACTACAGTCACCGCAAACCGAATTCCTTATGGCAACAATACAAGTCCATTAAACACATCCGCTGGCTTAACGTTTGACGGAACAACCTTGCAATCCACAAGGAACAACAATGCAATACAAGATGGATGGATGGCGCAAATTATGGCTGCCGTTGTTTCAACTGGAGGTTGTAATGGTGGCGGTCCATCAATGAGTTTTACGACAATGAACATCGGCGGCACTTCTAAACAAATGTTTGCCGCTTCATCTTCTGGCACACCAGCGGGATATTCGTCAATTACGGATCAATTGGGCAATTTCCCGATTGTTATTGTTAATTGCGCTAATTCACTTTCATCGGGTTGGTCAACATCAATTCCATCATTTTGGACACGAATTTATGTTCGCAGCGACATGAGTGGAATAAGTTATACATAAAGGAAATCAAAATGGCATTTGAAATTGCAATCCCAACCGCAAAACAACACGACGCTGGCTTCGCGCCTTTGGGCATTGATTTGCCCGCGGCTTACTTGAAAATCACAATGGTAATGTGGCACTTTCAACCTGAACAAGACGAGTCAGGCGCAGCCACAAAAGGGGAAATTACTTTTAACCTTGGATTGTGGGCAAGCAAAGAAGCGCGCGGTATGAGCGCTGCACCATTAGGAAATCAAAGATATGTTTTAAAATTTCCTGACATGACCAAAGATTTGATAGCGCAATGTTACGCAGCCGCAAAAGAATTTGGGTCGTTTTCTAATTTAAGCTTGACACAAGCAAAGGATGTGTAAAATGGATTTTACTTGGTCAATCTTTGGACAAACCAATAGCATATAAGGATAAAGAAAATGACAACACTAATACCTAAATATACAAAAGTAACTACTGCTAATAGAACTATAGCTGAAAAATTTGGTGAAATAGTATCTGTTAAAGACTTTGGTGCAAAAGGCGACGGAGTTTATAATAGCGGAACAGGCACATGGTCTGGAACGGATGACACCGCAGCCATTCAGTTGGCGTTTGATTCAGGTAAAGCACTTTACATTCCTCAAGGAAATTACCTTGTCAGCGATATGTTAACAAGTAGCACTGCATTGGCTATTCGGGGTGAAGGTTCTGATTTCAGTGTTTTAGTATCTTCTTCTGCTACATGGACAATTCGCGGAAACTTTACAATTGACTTTGAAGGCTTTGCAATTCAAGGTCATACAAATATTCAAGCAAATGCTACTGCTAATGGTTGGGATAGTTACAACGCAGCTTCGCATAATTGGCGATTAAAAGACATTCGTTTTCAATACTTAAATCTTGCAATTTGGTTTAGCCAATCTTGGATTGGTGAAGCGCGTGACATTTACATTAATGATTGCGGAACAGCTATTGGCGATTGGTCACTTCTTATTGCAAATGCTACCAATCAAGTGACATTTGATAATTTGCAAATTCGCGGTGATATGGGCGGTGTTGGCACTGGGCCAACGGGAAACTGGAAAGGTAAAGGCGTTTATGTTACTGCTGGTACATTCCCTAACGGAAGTCCTGGAACAGACCCTCTTGATGTTAACTTTATCAATTTAGGACTTGAACATTTATCAGATGAGGCGGCAAAGTTTGATTTGCCTGTTACAATTCATGGTGGATATTGGGAAAACACACTATTTCCTGCAGCCGTAAACGAAGTTACATTTAATAATAACGGTACTGTAATAGGTGGTTTTTTAAATTGCACAGTTCAAACTCATAACGGTTCAAACCCATTATTCTTGGGTAGCTGGTTTGCTGGCGGTGGGATGACCAATGGCAACAAAGTATCACCTATAACTTTTTATCGTGGCGTTATAAATTTAAGTGATTACGGGTCAGAAATTCCTTTTACTCAAGCAGGTGCAGTATATCAAGCTAGATTAGGTTCAGATTCAAACTTTGAAAACGCAGCCGTTGTTCCAGTAACAATTAACGATTATGAAGGCGGTAGGCATACGCTTGCTTTAGCTGCTGATGGTTATTTCAACACCAAATCTTTGACGTTTACAGTAGCAAGTGCTGTTGCTTTTGGCGGAGCAATTGGATTACCCTTTGCATTAAAACCGACAACTCGAACGGATGCTTATGGATGGGCTATTGTTAAATGCTCATCAACTGACCAAGTTGTTTTAAGTCTTGGTGGTAATACCTCACAAGTCCCGGCTAATACAACATTTACTTCTTTAACGCCTAATGAATGGTATTTTGTTATGCTAGGCCCAGTTAATCCTTACGATGCAAATTTATGGCTACGTTTGTATGGGCCAAGTGGCGGTGCGGCAACAATCGGCTCTGTGTTAACTGTTGACAGTTGGGGCGTATCTTTTGGCGGCATTGATTTAACAGGGATTTACTCATAATGGAAAAACTATTCTCTCTGTTTATGAAGCTGTCCAGCCCACGCATCCCAGTGCCGTTGGATAAGCAAGCTCACTTTAACACAGGCGCTATCCTGGCCTTTGTAGCATATTATGTCATAGGCTACTGGGCCTTATTACTTGTAGCTATAGTAGCTGGCGCAAAAGAGTGGTATGATTACAAGCATCCTAATCATACCTCAGATATTTATGATTGGGTAGCCACAGTTCTTGGTGGTTTACTTGGTTTATCTTTAGGTTTACTATTTTAAGAGAGTGACATGGAACAAAGTTTACTTAATATTATTATTACAACAGTCAGTGCAGTCTTTGGTTGGGTACTTAGGATGCTTTGGACAGCATCACAAGAACTTAAACAGGACTTAGCTAGGCTTCGTGAAGAACTACCTAAAGAGTACGTATCCAAAGATGATTATCGTCAGGATATAAAAGAACTAAAAGATATGATAAGCAAACTATTTGACATCTTAGAAACTCGTCGATGAAACTAACTCCTCACTTTACTCTTGCAGAACTAACTACAACTAACAAACCTTTAGATAATACTCCTTCTAAAGAACAAGTTGAAGTCCTTCGTACAACGGCTTTCTATATGGAAAGAGTTCGAGAGTTGCTAGGTAACGTAGCAATTAAAGTTAGTAGTGGTTATAGAAGTCCAGAAGTTAACAAGGCTGTGGGTGGCTCTAAGACTTCTGCACATCTCTTTGGTTATGCAGTAGACTTTACTGCTTACGGACACACACCTTTGACTATTGCTAACACTTTAGCTAAGAGTGATCTTAAGTTTGATCAGTTAATATATGAAGGTACTTGGGTTCATATATCTTTTGATCCTAAGATGCGTAGAGAAGTTCTAACTGCTAGATTTAAAGATGGTAAGGCAACCTACTTAAAGGGGATTGTATAATGTGGTCTGTATTATTTCCAGCTCTTCTTCCTGCACTAACAGATGGTGTTCGAGGTATCTTTGCTAAGTTCTCTGGTGGAGCAGGTGGTACTCCTCAGAACGTATCAGAACGTATTCAGTTAATGCAAGCTGAAACAGAAAGACTTAAGGCTCTTGCTGAAATAGATAAACCAGTCGGTGAACCTGATAAATGGGTTACTAACTTAAGAACTAGCTTTCGTTATGTAACAATCATACTAATTTGGTTTGCAACGATTGCAGCTGTTTTTACTCCTGGGGTAGAGCAGAGTATCACTATTATTTTATTGGACCTCTCAGGGGCCTGCATGTCGTTCGTAATAGGTGAACGGATGTACCTTTCACTGAAGAGATAGCACTTACTTAAAGGATTACAAAATGGCAACATCAGGAACCACAAGTTTCTCAGTAACTAGAAATGATATTATCTCTGCTTCATTACGCTTATTAGGTGTTCTTGAAGAAGGTGCTACCCCTAGTCCTACTGCTATTGAAAATGCAAGTCTAGTTCTTAACATGATGATTAAGGACTGGATGACAGATGGTATTAAGCTTTGGACAACTACAGAGATTGTTCTTCCGTTAGTAGCTAACAAGACTTCATATACTCTTGGACCAGCAGTTGGTAATGACTTAGTTACTAATAAACCTTTACGTTTGATTCAAGCTTTCTTACGTAACACTTCTGTAGATCCTTACATTGATATGCCTATGACTTTGATCTCTGAACAAGAGTACAATATCCTAGGTTCTAAATTCAGTGAAGGTGCTGTGAACTCTGTCTACTATAAACCTTATGTTGTGAACGGAATCGTAAAAGTATTCTTGACTCCAAACTCTTCTACAGCTACGACTTATGAGCTTCATTTGAATGTTCAACGTCCTATTGAAGATATTACTGGTGCTAACCAAACATTTGATTTTCCTTCAGAATGGTACCAGTCCTTGCGTTGGGGCCTAGCTGCTGAATTAGCCTCAGAATATGGCTTGACAACTGAACGAATTTCTGCTATAATATCTAGATCGAATTCATATAAAGACAGACTAGCTGCTTGGGATACTGAGTACAATAGTACTTTCTTCCAACCAGATGTTCGGATGAATCAGCATGCCTACCGTTAGACTTCCCTTAGTATTCCCTATACAGAGTCGTAAAGCAGATCCTTTTAAGGATGCTAAGATGGTTAATGCTTACAAAGAAGGAGACCAAGTTCTTAAACGACCTGGTCTTCTAGGTGTTACTGTCTCTCCAGCATTACCTACTGGTGTAGGTCAAGGTGTCTTTGCTTATCAGAACAGTCTATTTAGTTGTACTAATAATGCTGTGTACAAAACTACATCAGGAGTATCTACTTCTTTAGGTAGTCTTACAGGTGCAGTTAAACCTATTAGTTGGACATCTACATTTAACAATGCTTACTTGTTTTTGCATAATCAAACTAATGGTTATGTGTATAGTACAGCAACTGGTCTAGATCAACTTACTAATGACCAGACTATTGAAGCTAACATTGACATTCCAGGCTCAGGTTATACATCTGCTCCTTCTGTAACATTCTCAGCTTCTCCTACTGGTGACACTACCACAGGTACTGCTGTTTACGATGCTGATACTACTTCTATAGTTGGTATTACAATTGTTAATGATGGTTCAGGTTATGTAACAACTCCTACAGTTACAATTGGTACTGCTTGGGCAGCTTCAACTGCATATGCTTTAAATGCTCAGATTACTAGTGGTGGTTATCTTTATACTGTAACTGTCGCAGGTACTACTAGTACTACTGCTCCTACTCATACATCAGGAGCTGCTGCAAATGGTACTGCTACTCTTACATGGGCAGGTGGTGCAGCTACAGCCTCAAGTGTACTTAATTACTTTCCTACAGACTTAGTTCCAGGTGTAGCTTATCTTGACACATATGTAGTAGTTATGACTACAGAAGGTCGACTATATAATTCTAACTCTGCTGACCCTACTACATGGAATGCACTTAACTACATTTCATCTAACAGTCAACCAGATACTGCTACAGGTGTAACTAGTCATCTTAACTATGTAGTAGCTTTTAACCAGTGGTCTACTCAGTTCTTCTATGACTCTGGTGCCTCAACGGGTTCCCCTTTACTATCTAATGCTTCAGCTAATCTAGAAATTGGATGTACTAATGGTGATTCAATTGCTAAGTTTGAACAGACCGTAGCGTGGGTGGGTCAGTCAAACACAGCTGGTAAAGGTGTCTACCTTCTTAATGGTATTGCTCCAATCAAAGTATCTAATCAGTACGTAGATAAATACTTGGACACAGATACCTGTGTTAATTGTTCAGGCTGTGGTATTAAATTTAATGGACATAGCTGGTATATACTTAGTCTACCTGACTCTGACATTACTTTGGTCTATGACATTGATGAGAAGATTTGGACTTTCTGGTCTTCTGTTATTGACAATGAAGAGCAGTACTTTGTAGGTGACCATGCTACATCAATGGGTGGTCATACTTACATGCAAGATAGTATCTATGGTGAACTTTACAAGTTAGATCATAATTACTTTACAGATAGGGATGGTGTAATTAACTTTAGACTAGTGTCTCCTTTGATAGATGCTGACACTCAGTTCCGTAAAACAATCATTCGTGTTGAAATGATTGGAGATAAGGTAGCAACAGTCTTACGGATTAGACATACTGATAATGACTATCAGAACTGGTCTATGTATCGTAGTGTAAACTTAAGTGACTCACGTCCTGTGTTATTTCAGAATGGTGTTACTCGTCGTAGAGCATATGAGATGTTTAACAATGACGCAACATTCATTCGTTTAGCTGCTATGGAAATGGATTTAACTGTTGGCGACAACTAATTAAAAAGGTGTTATCATGGGATTATTTAAAACAATTGCAAAGATAGGTGGAGCTGCTATTGGCTTTGCTACAGGTGGACCAGCTGGTGCAATTAAAGGTTACCAAATAGGTAGTTCACTTGGTGGTATGTTTGGAGGCAGTAATAGTGGTGGGGGTACTCAGCAAGGTAATACTGCTAATGGTGCTTACTACGATCCTTTTGCTTCTTCTCGACAGTCGTATGCAGATAGGCTAAATACTCTTATGTCTGCTTCTCCACAGCAAGCATCTAACCTAGTAATGAACACTCCTGGTTATATGGGTGGACTACGGGCTGGTGAACGTGAACTACAAGCAGGTCTAGCTAAGACAGGTCAAGTAGCCTCTGGTGCTGAGAAGATTGCCTTTGGTAACTTAGGTCAAGATTACTTTAGAAAGTCTTATCAAGACTTATACAATCAGTACTCTACTCTTTCAGGTGCTACACAACAACCATTAAACATGGCTAGTGCTAACCAGTTAGGTGCAGATCAAAGTCGTTTACAAGACCAAGCCTATGGTCAAGCTATGGGTGCCTTAGGTGATATCTTTACTAGTTCAGGTGGTGGAGTTATTATGAATAGTAACCCTAGTGGTTACGCTGCAGGTGCTACTGATTATGCTCCTATGAATACTAATATAGGTATGGGTAATTATCAAGGCCCAGCTAATATGGGTGGTGGTCTTGTAGGTCCAAACTGGGGTTAAGGAAAAAATTATGCCAATACTAATGTCAGACATATACGCAGGCGAACAAGGTGCTATTGAGACCAGAGTTAAACGTCAGCTTGAAGAAGAGAATAAATATAAACTAGCAGAAATGATGCGTACTCGTGATGAGGCTGCTAAGGCTAGGGATATCTTAACTAAGTTTGCTAACAGAGAACCAGAGAATCTTCCAGTACAAGGTCGTTATCCTGGGCAAGATGCTACTCCAACTATAACTGATGGGATGCAGCCTTTAGCTATTCCTGAAGAGAACCAAGGTCTTATTCCACAAGCAGAGTTAACAGGCTTTGGTGGTATGTCTGTGCCTCAAGAAGGTCCTGTAGGATTACAACCTCAAGAAGGTCTTACTGGTCTAGGTGGTATGCAACCTACTGGTATGGCTCCAGAGCAAGCTCCTGTACAACAGCCTCCTGCTCAAGGTACTTTAATGTCTGCCTTTGATACTTCTGAAGCATCTGTTGCTAGGGCTGTATCTAAAGTTGATCAAGTTAAACAAGCCGCTATGGAAATGCGTAAGGCTGGTCTTCATGATCAAGCTGATGCTTATGAAACTAAGTCATATAAACTTCAAGAGTCTGCAGACAATGCTCAAAAAGCACACTTAGAAGTTTCTGAAAAATTAGCTGATTATGTAGGTAGTCAAGCTAATGGTTACTTAAAAGCTATTGAAGATCCAACAGCTAATCCTGATGCTGCTTGGCAACGTATGTTATTAGACTTAAGTGCTAATGGTGTTGACATTGATGAGGAACTTGCTTTACCTCCTAATCAACGTGCTGCTTATGCAGAACAAGCTGCAGCTGCTGCTGTGTCTAGTAAAGATCAAATTGCTTTACAGAAAGCAATGATTACTGAACAAAACCGTGATCGTCGTTTTAAAGAAACACAAGCTCTTAGAGAGAAGTTGGCAGCAGATCGTTTACGTAGAGATGCTCGTAAAGAAGCAGGTGTTCAAGCTCGTTTTGAAGCTGGTCAAGATCAAAGACAATTTAAAAATGCTGAAGGTATTTTAAATAAAAACATTACAGCTGCTCAAGCAGATCGTCGTGAAATAGATTCTCAAGTTAAAGATCTTAACTTTAAGATTACAGGTATTCGAAGTGGTACTATTATTACTGACGAGACTGGTAAACCATATACTAGGGATGCTCGTGAAGCTGAACTAGCTGTCTTACAAGATCGTCTTGGTGATTTAAATATGAGCCGTGACGAACTAAGCAAAGAGATTGATACTCATGAAGAGCATCTTAAAACTCTAGCTGAAACCTTTAAAAAAGCTGGTGGTGCTAAACCAGCTAAACTAGACAAGGCTGTACAGTCTCAACTAGTAGAAGCTGTTAATACTGCTCCTGATCAATTAGAAACTATTAAGACTAATTTTAAAGAGATGTATCCTGATCTTAAATTTGAAGACTATGTAAAAATAAATGTAAATTCTAAAGCATTTAAAAAAACAAAATAAGGAGCTATAATGGCTTTATCTAATCCTTTTCTTAAAGGCATAGAACAAGAAACAACTGCTCCTGCGTCAACTGATTTTGATACTATTATTAATATTGAGTCTCGTGGACAACAGTTTGATAAGTCAGGTAAACCTTTAACATCTAGTGCTGGTGCTGTTGGTCAAGCTCAGATACTTCCTTCTACAGGTCCTGAAGCAGCCACTCTTGCAGGTGTTCCTTATAGTGAACATCGTCTAAAGAATGATCCTGACTACAATCGTACTCTTGGCAATGCTTACTTTAATAAACAATTAGAGA